CTATCAACGCGGCAATGCGCTCCTGCTCTTCTTTTAGTCTCATTAGTGTGTTCATAGTGCTTCTCGAATTAACTCAATCCAATCGCTTGCCCTCATCGTCACAAGCCATTCACAATTGTTTCTGCGGTGCGCAACGTAAGGCACCTTTTCTTCTGCGTCTTTGATTGCCTGCCGCATTGCTGTCTCGATGTTAAGCCTCTCCACCCGCTTTACTTCAGGGTGAAGCTTGGACCCCATCTCCTCGCAGATCACGTCAGGGCTATCAGGGCCGCCAGCAAATTGCTGGCCGCGCTTTGCGTTAAATCCGTGTTCGCGGAGAAAGTCTCTCCATTGTCGCTCCCCTCTTGCCCCTTTTGATCTGCTATTCATTGTGCTTTCAGGATCAATCTTGCCGCTGCAATCAGCTTAATGTCATCCTCTGTTTTATCCTCATAGTCCCCTCCCTCTAGCCAGAGAATGCGGTCGCGGATCACTTCGCGCATGGGGCAGTCTTTCAATTGCTGCCAATGCTTTAGCACCTCTTCCCGTGGCGCCTCATCAATGACAAGGCGCAGTTTCTCCCGTGCTTCGATGTAGGCACGGCAACGCTCAGTGAAAGTCATGAAAGAGGGGCCCCTCGCCCGAATCGGTCGGGCTGTGATGTTGTACGGTCACAGTAGGCGCTGTGTGTTTGTTTGTTAAATGCATCACGCGGGGCCCCAAAATTGATGTGTGTCTATCCCGATTAAAACACATAGATGTGTCTATACCTTGTTCTGCCTAAAATCCTTGATGAAAAGCCACTTCCGAGAACGGTCGCGCCATTCCCCATCTACCCCCTTTGTCTTGCCCCGTTGCTGCACCTTCCCATCTACCCAGAAGTCCTTTTTGGGAGCGGTCATCCCCAGCGCGGTGAATCCGCTTGCTTTGTAGATCGTCCCTTGATGCCCCTGCCCATCGTCAGCATAGGTCACAATTCCCTTCACGGTCGCCAATTTGCGGAGCAGTTTTGTCGTGATGGCGATGAATCTGCTTTCCGAGTTTTTCGGGCAAAGCGGCGACATCACCAGTCGCTTGATTTCCCACCAATCTCCTTGGGCGTGCCTGTCCCAATATCCTGCGAGATCGGTCGCGTTTGGTGGGCCGTATGTGATCGCGCCTTCTAGCTTGCCCTCCCAATATGCCCCGAAGTTGATCTGGGACACGAACCCTTGATCTCCCAAGTAGTGCCATGCGCGATACGCTTTTGCGGCTGTTGGTGCGCCGATTTCTCGGAAGTAGAGTTGGAGCGCGGAGGTCGGACTTGAACCGCCATCTTCCTCTTGGAATAGAGGTAGCTCTACCGTTGAGCTATCCACGCATAAAGCAGAACAAGTAGTCGCAGACGAACCCGCCTTAGCTTCGGGTCGTTCGGGCGTCTCTTGATCTGACAGGGTTAAATCTTTCATAGAACAGGGTTAGGTGTTGTCGTCAGCGGGTCGCTGGACATTGACGTTAGACACACACCCCAGTCTCTCAGCCTCAGCCAGAAACGCTTCTGCCACCTGCTCTCCATGGCCCTCATTAATTGCTGTAGTGTATTCAAACCCTTTCACCTCGAAATGATCACAACAGATCTGCTCCAACTGCTCCAAGCATCCATATTCCTCATTAGTCTCATCAAATGCCCTTTCTTTCCCTACAGGATAGCCGCCAACACGGGCAGCCGCTCTAGCTGGTCAGTCATGCCCAGCAAATTGCCAACTTGATTCACAACAAGCTTCCTTCGCTTCCCGGGGCCATTCTGTGGCAGCCTTGGCAGCCGCTCTTAGCATTGGTTCTGTTAATTTAATCATTGTTTCAGCCGATACATCACGCGGTTCAACTTGAGAACATGCTCAAGCATTTCTTTGCTGCCGTAGAACTCAATCAGCTCTTCCTCCATATGCCCAAGCAACGTCTTCACCCTGGTCAAAATCTCGCTGCCACGATCCAACCTCTCTGCCATCTGCTGAATGCGGCCCAGGCCAATCAATAATCCCATCACATGGTCATCAGTGCTCATAATGCTTCATTCACTTGGCGAATTAGCTCGCTCATGTAGTCGCGATAATAGTCTTCCCATTCTTGCGCCTGGGCCAAGTGCGGGCGCTTCTTCCATTGTCTCCAGATTGCTTCGCGCATCTCTTGGCTTGGCGTTTTCTGCCCCTTCTCTTTCTTGGGCGCTGCGGGCGGTTGCTCTGGCTCTTCTGTTGCGCCTTGTCTCACAAACAAGAGCCAGAGCAGTTCCCTCCGTAAAGATAACAACGCTGCATCTGTTTCACTGTCTGCTTCCTGGCAGTCCACGATCAATCGCAGAGTGCCGTCAGCCATCGTTTGCAAACGGCTTATGCTGGCGCTGACTTTGAGATAGGCCATTAGCGAATGCGATAGATAGGCGTCATGCGGGCATGGCTGCTGCGCGTTTTCATCTGCCCCATTTTTCCGGTTTTCTCAATGAGCCGCAATTTCAGCGCCCGCAGGATCAATGCGCCCGCCGCATTGTGATGGTGAGGGGCGCCCACCCGGGAGCAAACCCAAATACGGATTTGCTCCCCGGTGGCTTCTTTTGATGGGTAATTGGGCAACTCATCCAGTGCAAGTTGGAGCCAAGTCTTAGCTTTCTCCTCTACACGCTCGAGCGCTTCATCTCTCAGGGTTTTGGCCGCTTTCATTAAAAAGGAATATCATCAGTTTCAACTGTATCATTGGGCGGGCCATCCCCTGTCTCAGCCGGTTGCATATCAACCACCTCGATGCCCGCTTTCTTGAACTCAGCAGAGTTGCCAAGCGCTTTTTTGATCCACTGGGGCAGCTTTTCGTAATCACCCCCGGTCAACTCTTCAATCTGATAGTAAAAGCTCTCCAGGCTTGCTGCCGGCACCTGAGTGCCTTGAGGCAAAGCCATCACACTGGAGATCCTGGGGCGTGGGTCGCCTTTCTGGTTCGCCTTGTGAGTAATTGCAAGCATGCACCCTGCGCCAAGGACGCGTTTCATTTCAAAGCCTTGCAGCTCTTTCTCGGTAAAGCCCTTCCCGCGCCATGCCTCAAGGGCCGCCCGTAGATTGCTCTTCTCATTGAGACTCGCCGTGAACCATTTGCTGATCACAGCCGGCTCTTCTCCTCGCTCCTCCTTGAACACATGCCGCACCTGGGGGAGTTCCCAGAGAACCAGCATTTGCTGCTTGTCACCGTAGGCAGTCTCTTGCGTGCCCACGTCAACTATGCCGTAACACGTTGCTAAATGTGTTCCTTCAGGGATAAGAAAAAACTCCCCGCCGCCATGATCGCTTACTGTTAATGCCATTTTATTGTTTTTCTGTTTTCTGTTTGTTTGCTTCTCCCGTCAGGAGAGAAAATGCTGTTGCCGCCACTGCCGCCCCTTTTTGCGGTGTTCCTGCCACTCCAATGCTTGCACTCATAGCTGCCCACCGTGTTCCAACACACTCGACAGCGCTGTCCCGGCTTCCGTTTTGGTAGCAACAACTTCAGTTCACCACTCTTTGTCCTTTGTTGCCGGCGCCGCACAATGGCGCGAAAGTTTGCAGCCTTTGCTTCCCATTCTTTACTCATGCTTCTCTCCAAATGACCCAGAAAATAGACAGAGCCGTTTCAGTGGTTTTATGCTCCAAATTGCTCCTGTCCGTGGTCCACAATGAATGGCACTCAGCAGAGCGCTTGGTTTTGGACATCGCAACCATATGGTTATCGAGTCCCTCGACTCGATGTGTTGCGGGTCCGTCATACCCCACAGGAACAATCAATTGCCCCACTCGCGGCGGCTCAACCGGGGGCGCCACAAATTGGCGGATCCACCAGGGATAAATTGTCATCCCATTTGAGCCGCTTGGCGCATCCATAATCCTCCAGAATATTATTGTAACGAATTACGGTTGAATCATGCTGCGGACCTGTCCAACTCTTGTAGCCTGGGCTTGTTGATTGGCGATCCGCCAATCGTTCCAGCAACAGCTTAAGTTTCCACATCCCCGGGCGCTGCATGATCAACACCCAGCCGCCCAACACCTCTACGCGCAGCACTGGTTGCCATACGCGTTGCGAACTGCGGCCCTCTTGATTGCAGATCACCTCTGGCTCTAGTGGTGGCGCAATCATCAGAGGTTTCGATAACGCAACGCCTCCAAGATTTTGCCATCACGCCGCGCTCTGCGGCGTTGCGCAGAAAACACGGTTTTAGCCAGCAGAAGATAGCAGCCTGCTGAAATTAGCGCCACGCTGGTCACGGCGCCCAATATTGTGAAGAATTGGTGTAACATGGTTTTTGTGTGAGTGATGCAGCGGCGCCTAGAATGTGTGGGCAAGACTAGGCCTGAATATGAATTAACGACGACGTGTCCCCGTGCCCGTTCCGTCCCCCTGTTGCCAAGGGGAGCCGCTGCAAATTATGGGTGTGCTCGTATGTGGCACATGCAAACCAGTAAAAGGGCAATGCATGTGCCGTGGTTGGTTTAGCCTTGGCGCTCCAAGTATTGCTCAATTGCCTCGCGCAGAATCACCGAGATTTTCACTCGGCGCTTTTTGGCGATTCGCGCAACCTTGCGCTGATCCGTCTGAGGAACTCTCGCCCTAAGTGTTTTTGAGTAAAGCGTGTCCGGCATGTGGGCTACATTGGAGCACATGCAGGCCCAGTCAAAAAGAAACTTTCCTTTTTTTTGGGGCTGAGGAACTGCGTATAAGTTGTTCTGTTTTTAAAAAAAACTTGGTTGTGCCTAGATGTGGCCTAGCGGATCTTCTCGCCCAATTTAAACTTACGCCACACCATGAATGCAGAATCTGCCCTCCCGGATAAACAGAAAACCGCAGTGATCAGAGCTAGAGTAACGGACCAGATTAAAAGGCAGGTGGACGCACTCGCAGAGGCGTCAGGGGAATCTGAGGCGTACATTTTGCGCCAGGCGATCCGTGAGTACTTGGAGCGCCACAGCAAAAAATGAACCACTCAGCACGGGGAGCTGATGCGCGGGCGCATGTATGCACTCGGCATTATCGGGGGAATCCAGGGAAACCTCGCGGCTGAACGGCAATCCAGGGAAACCTCGCGGCTGAACGGCAATCCAGTGACGCCTCGCGGCTGAACGGTAATCCAGTGACGCCTCGCGGCTGAACGGCAATCCAGGGAAACCTCGCGGCTGAACGGCAATCCAGGGAAACCTCGCGGCTGAACGGCAATCCAGTGACGCCTCGCGGCTGAACGGCAATCCAGGGAAACCTCGCGGCTGAACGGTAATCCAGTGACGCCTCGCGGCTGAACGGGAATGCTCCTGCTTTTGATCTGGAGCAGAGACGGATCTGCACACCCCGCCCATTGCGCTGGACGGAGCATGCATGCTTCTGCTTTCGAGAGCCATCGCTGTCAAATGGAGAGCTGCAACGGATGAAATGCCACTGGCCCCACGAGGCGCCACCTCATGCCAGTCTAGGCAAATCATCACCCGGGAGCTTCAAGCGCTCCCTTTTGCCCGCGTGATGCGGGGCCATGCTGGGCCGAGTGTGTTTCGCAGCATGGCTGTGGGGTTGATTAACGCCCTACGCTGTCCGTGTTTCAGGTTTCAGGATCGGGAGCCCCAGGCAAAAAGAAAGCCCGGAAATGCAGTTCCGGGCTACCCGTTTAAAATCTGGGCCAGATCATTTGAGGCGAGGCTCAAAGCCGTGACGCAACTGCATTTGCTATGTCTGCGCGAGATGTGGCTTAGTTCTGCAATTCCGTCAACGGGGAATTTAACAGGGAAACGCTAAAAAAGCTCACCAAACGTGTTAGAGTTGTCGCCACTTTCTCGCCACATTCTGACCATAGAAGCAGTGATCCTTGGCTATTCTGAGGCAGTATTTCAGGAATACTGGCGCTTTCTGCGGTTTTGGAGACCGATGCTCTACCAATTGAGCTACTGACCTAAGCCGGGTGGCAGCAATGACTTACGCGGATTAGCGCGGATCAGTGCTGCCCCTTGTCGCCACATTTTCGCCGTGACAAAGTAGCGCCAAGGCCCGCACACTTGCCCCCATGCCGCCCAAGATCAAGCCTAATCCATCCGGGAAATACCCTTGGCTAGTGGAATGGCGGGAAGGAGTGACCAAAACAGGAGCACCCAAGCGCTGCCGTAAATACTTTGTAAATGCAGCCCAGGCCAAAACCTTCGCACGAGAGAAACGGACGGAACTGGCGACACTTGGCGCCAAGGCAACTCCCTGGTCAGCACTGGAAAGAGCGGCCATCGAGGAAGCAAGAGCGGCCCGCATTGATCCGCTTGAGGCTGTGCGGCACTTTGCTCATCTCAAAGCAGAGCAGGCAAAGAGCGTGCCTGTGGGGGAGGCTGTGGAAGAGCGCCTGAGAGACGCTGAGAGACGTTTTAAGCCTTCCACGGTGACCGACACTAGATACAGGCTAAACGCTCTCAGAAAGACTTACAGTGAACAGAACGTGAGGGGCATTTCTCGCGATAACCTGGAGAAATGGATTACAGAGCGAGGGAGCACCCAGAACCAACGGAATTTCTGGATTGTGCTGCACTCGTTCTGGGAATTCTGCATCAGCAGAGGTTGGGCGGGGGAGAATCTATTGGATCGCATCCCCAAACCAGGAAAATCTAAAAGCAGCATTCAGATATTCGCGGTGGAACAGCTCCGCACCTTGCTCCACGGGGCAGAGCCTGAAATCCTGCCGGCCCTGGCAATCATGGCATTTGCAGGGCTGAGGCGATCCGAAGTGATGGCGCTGCAATGGGAGCACGTCAGAGGGGGCCACATCGAAGTCACCGCAGACAACGCAAAGAGCGCTCGGCGCCGATTGGTGACGATTTGCCCCGCGCTGAGAGAGTGGCTTTTGTGGGAAAAACTGGGTAATATTTCCCACAAATCTGGGGCATTATGGCCGGGCCGCTCCAATGCCTACCGCAGAGCTAGGAAACTGGTCACCCCTTGGCCACACAATGCGCTGCGGCATTCGTTCGCCTCCTATCACCTCGCACTGAACAGAGATGCTGCAAGCACGGCCCTGGAACTAGGGCACAGCTCCACGGCAATGCTGTGGGAGCATTACCGCGAGCTAGTGACCCAGAAAGAGGCTGAAGCGTGGTTCTCGCTTACTCCTTGAGCCTGCAACCGCTCCAAACTCAGCGCCAGAATCTCCCGCGCTTCCTGCGGCTCCATCCCCAGCCGTGCCGCTGCATCCTCGATTTTCTCACGGGGCCGCTCAAGCAAAGTAGAGTAAACCAAATCTGCTGCCAACGGGTCAAGCGCACTCAACCAATCCCACTGCTCTTCATCCTCGGCGCTCTCTGGCAAATCTTCGCCAAGCAGCGGCTCTTTGAGCAGATCACGCATGGCTCTGCGGATTTTGGGGCGAGCATAGGCAGCAAAGGGGCGCCCCCTAAACCGCCATTTATTGGCTGCCTGCGTCAATGCGTAGGCGCCGGCGGAAAAGAAGTCATCAAAGGTCAGTCCCTGTGCCCTACGGCTGGCTGCCTGCAACACCACTAACCACAAGTGCCCCTCAACCAATTCTTCTGCACTGGCTCTGCTTTGTTCCTCTAGGCTCATTCGGGGAGCTGCGAGGCAGGCTTTAACACATTTTAACACGGGCAAGCTGCGCGGGATACTCTCCAGGGTCTGGCTCAATACGCTCCACAGATCCCGCCATAGCCAGGGCCCAATCATACCAGGGCCGCGAAGAGTCATGAATGAAGATGGCGGGGCAGAGCGGCCAACCCACCTTCTCTCCATAATTCAGCAACCTTGCCAAGCATGCGCCACGCGCAATGCCATCAATCAGGATCACATCAAAATCTGCGAGGTCCGCAGGCGTTCCAATGTATTCAGCGGCGCCGGCTGGGCACTCCTCCCATGGTGTTGCGTTTTTGCCCTCGTGACTCACGGGACGATAAAGTAGCTCCCACTTGTGCGCCAGATCACGCTTGAGCACTTGCCGCCGCAATTCATGTGACCATTGCAACGAATGCTCCACACTGGTCAAACTTTGATCATCTCGCATGTTTTCGAGCAACCATAGAGATGTGCCGCCGCTGCCCCACTCAAGAATGGCGCTATGATCCGGCAATGCCTCTAGCAATGCCTGCCGCTGATTGAGCGCCATCAATGCCTTCATGGTTTCTTTGCTTCTACGTAGCTCACTGATGTTTCCTTGGGCACTTCCAATCCTCGCTCAAAGTCATCAAATTCAACAAACTCCATGAATGCGTTGATTGGGCTATCAGGAGTCAATGAGTAGCACTCAATTCCAAGCTCTGCCCCGCGCCGCGCAAATTGCCTCAGCCATGCCAATCCGCCATCATAGCTGATGCGGTTGCGTTTGTTTTGCCACTCCTCCAACTCCAAATCCTCATGGCAATAACCAGAGCTGAAGTCACAGCCAGCGAAATAGAGTTGGCGATGTCCGCGCTTCAGTAAAAGATGCACTCCAACTTGAAACGTCAGCCTGTACCATACGCAGGGCGTTTTGTTGTCCCTCCATTGAAAAATGGCGTCAGGGTAGGGCGCCTCTGCCAGATCCACAAAATAGCTGTTTGGAGTGGCGAACAGGGGCGCCCCGCTACGATCCAGCAATTTATGGTGATTCGCCCGCCAGTACTTGGGAAACTGCTCACGGGTCAGCGATGGGCGAAACTGCTCAGGCTTATCCATCCCCACCCATGCATCAGGGCGGGGGACTGTGGGATATGCGGTATTGACTGCTAAAACGAATCGCCCCGGGCCGCTCAGCTTGTCGCCTAGCGCACGGAGAGAAGGACCAGGGCAAGCGAGAATGCCCGGGACGAAATTGGGGGCGTGTTGGAAAGGCACCCTATCCCATTGCGATCCGTTATGACTCCAAATGCTCATTGCTCTGCTTATGTCTCGCCATGTCTTTTCTGAGCGCCACTTGTGCTTCTGCTTTGCATGCTGCGCACCCTGTATCCTGGCAGATTTTGCAATCCCATTGACACGAGCACGGCGTTACTTCTCTGGGGTTATCGCATTCAACACACATCACCACTGCATCCATTCATGCTGCACCGCGTTGGGGCGCGGTTGCCCGTGAAACATTACCACGCTTGCTCCCTGCGGCCCTCGCTCTGCGCAATTATCCCCCTTATAACTCTTCACCAACCCGGGCGCCTTATCCTGCCACATACCAACTGCATTGGGCAGCAAATCCGCGATCACTTCCTGATCACCATGATTCTCTTTCATGTGATGCTCTTTCCGCGCTAAAAACCCGGGCCATACTTCGCGCTTGATTGCGTCTGGAATAAACATCATGCCGCTTGCCAATTCTTGATGACGGTAAAAATCCCGCAGCATGATTGCATTGAGAGAATCGCGGCAGATCCTTTCAATAGGGCGCAGATCACCCGTAACCACCATATCTAGATCAAAGTAAAGCCAATCATAATAGGTGTTGAGGCGAAACAGCTCTAGCTTGCTCCACCATCCCGGCAGCCCTACCTCAAGCAGAACGGTGTTGCAGTTTAAGTCGTCTCTATCTGAAAAGCAGAAAAAGGGCAAATGCCCCAAGCCTCCACGCTCTAGCCCTGCGCGTAGTTTATAAACCCAGTCCGGGGAGTAATCCCCGCCGCTCTTCATTACGCATGCAATCGCTAAATCCATGTCCACGCGCCGCCCGTGAGCACCATAGATAAACTATCCCCATTAGAATATCCAACGGGATCTGGCAGGTCTGGAACATTCGCGGAGTCACCTTGTGGGCCAGTGGGGCCCTGCGGACCTTGGTTGCCCTGTGGACCTTGAATACCTTGGTCACCTTGCAATCCTTGATTGCCTTGGGGCCCCGTATCACCTTGCGGCCCCTGAATACCTTGATTGCCCTGGTCGCCTTTGGCTGCCAGCAAATCCCAATAAGTCTGCCAAGACGGGCTAACTCCCGGTTCAATATTGGTGTGATTTAGAATGCACACATAAGCGCTGCCATTGTGCTCTAATGCATTTGTGACCACGTAGGCAGTGGCATTGCTCCAATCAGCGCTAATCCAAATCAGCCCTTGATCACCCGTGTCCCCTTGAATGCCTTGTGGACCTTGCGCACCCTGGTCGCCTTGCACCCCCTGCGGCCCTTGAATGCCTTGGTCGCCTTGGATTGATGTTTGATAAGCCCAAGTGCCAGCGCTCTTCTTCCACACTTTATTGGGCGCATTCTGGTCTAAATAATAATCACCATTGTTGCCCAGGCCCGCCCCCGGATCACCATAGCCATTCAACCACTCAGGAGCAACGCCAGTGTCACCTTGAATTCCCTGTGGCCCCTGAATGCCTTGTGGCCCCTGAATACCTTGGTCACCTTGGGCGCCTTGCAATCCTTGATCACCCTGCGGCCCCGTATCGCCCTGCGGGCCCTGAATACCTTGTGGCCCTTGAATACCTTGTGGACCCTGAATACCTTGGTCACCTTGTGGGCCAGTTTCGCCCGTGGGCCCTGGGACAGTGCTTGGATCACCCTGCGTCCCTTGATCACCTTTGGCCGCCCACAGCTCCCATGCTGACACGTTTGGAGGGGCCACATTTACACTATTAGCAATAGCCAGATAAGTGCTCCCATTATGCTCAACAACATCATCAATGTTGTATGTGGTTCCGCCAACATAGGCGCCGCGTGGCGTAAACCCTCTACCGTCAGCACCGTCATTGCCGGCGGGGCCAGTCGCGCCTTGCTGCCCTTGCTCACCCTTGGCAGCCCACTTTTCCCAGTAAGTTGCATTAGGTGGCTCGAAATTAGTGTGCCCCAAAATGCAGCGCCAAGTGGCGCCATCATTGATCACAATATCATCAATAACATAGGCAGCGGCGTTGCTCCAAGTGCCGCGAGGCGTAAACCCTCTGCCGTCAGCACCATCAGCACCATCAGCACCATTGTTACCCTGATCACCCTGCGGGCCAGTGGGGCCAGGAACAGTGCTTGGATCGCCTTGGTCACCTTTATCGCCCTGGGCGCCCTTTTCCGCCCATAGCTCCCAGTAAGTTGCATTAGGTGGCTCTTGATTGGTGTTGGATTGCTTCGCCCGCCAAGTGCTGCCGTCATGATTTACAATGTCATCAAGATTGTAATTGGTGGCGGGGCCCCAATCACCTCGCGGCGTGAATCCTCTGCCTGCGTCACCCGTTACGCCTTGAATGCCCTGGTCACCCTGCAACCCTTGATCGCCTTGGGGACCTTGTGGGCCCACATCACCAGTCGCCCCGGGCAATCCGGTCACACCTTGATCACCCTGCAATCCTTGTGGGCCTTGGTCGCCTTGATCTCCTTTATCCCCCTTGGCGCCGGTCACCCCTTGCAACCCAGTCAATCCCTGATCGCCCTGCGGGCCAGTTATAGATTCGCCCTGCGGCCCTTGTGGCCCTGCATCACCAGTTGCCCCAGGCAATCCAGTTACTCCCTGAATGCCCTGCGGCCCTTGTGGGCCTTGCGCCCCCTGGTCACCCTGATCACCTGTAGCGCCTTGCACCCCTTGATCGCCTTGCAATCCCTGAATGCCTTGCGGCCCTGTTTCGCCTTGCAACCCTTGGGGCCCAGTCACACCCTGCTCACCTTGCAGTGATGCTCTCAGCGTCCAAACACCATTTGCCTTCTTGTAATAGCTATTAGGGGCATTCCTGTTGATGTAAAAATCCCCATTATCACCCAGGCCAGTGGATGGAGCACCATAACCATCCAAGATCTGGCTACCCGTATCCCCTTGAATGCCTTGGGGCCCCGATGGTCCTGTGATCGTTTCGCCGGCAGCGCCAGTCAATCCGCGAATGCCTTGCTCCCCTTGATAACCTCGTGGGCCCTGGGGTCCCGGTACAAAGCCTTCGCCTTTAGCGTCACTGCCAGTTTCCCAGATCAAACACGATCCAGTTTCCAGCTCGATGCAGAAAGGCTCAGCCGTGGGCCCTGAATCGCCTGTGGGCCCCTGAATGCCCTGCGGGCCCGTAATAGATTCGCCCTGCGGGCCAGATGGTCCCTGCACTCCCTGAATGCCCTGCGGGCCCTGGTCGCCCGTAGCCCCTGCCGCGAAAATATCCCAATAGGCCTGCCACGACGCACCCACGCCTGGCTCTGTGGTTGCGTTCGTCGTGTCATGGGCAGTGATCGCGACATAGGAAACATTGTTATGCGTCACCACATCACGCACAGAAATAGCGCCGCTAATCAGCGACCATGCGCCACGATAATTAAACCCATCACCTGTGGCCCCTGTTCCCGTGGGGCCCTGATCACCCTGCGGGCCAGTGATAGATTCACCCTGCGGACCTGATGGGCCTTGGGGCCCTGTGATCGTGCTAGTAGGGCCCGTGGGCCCTTGTGGGCCAGTGATAGATTCACCCTGCGGACCTGATGGACCTTGGGGCCCTGTAATTCCTGTGCCGCCAAGCCCGGGAATGCCCTGCGGCCCCGTGGGGCCTGTTACAGTTACCCCTGATGGGCCTGTGGGCCCCGTTGGAGACTGAAAACCAAACTCTTTTACCCAGTAACCACTCATCCGAAAGGCCCTCGCTTCCAAACATCGCCTGTGTCAATGTCCACGTATCTTTCGCCAGGATCACCTTCTCTAAACGGAGATGGTGCGCCATTGCCGCTAGTCCATTTGTCGCCCTCGCTGTCATTCACGGAGGGGCCATTGGATGTGTCAAAAGTTTGCTCTTCTGTGGAATGATCCCAATCATAAATAGAGGATGCATGCTTTCGCAGCGTCAACTTAACATGAGCAGAAGCGTTATTAGTGACAAAACTGTGCTCTATCACCTTGTAAATTCCATTAATGCCAAGCGCATCGCTGTTAAGCGTCACGGCATCCCAAGGCTTAACATCTAAGCCAACAAGCAAATTCACATCACATGTCACCTGCTCATCTAAAAGTTGCGTTTGCAGCGCAATTTTTGCCACCCGTTGCGCTTGAGTGTGAGAAGCCACAAACTCTAAATCATGCTCCATCACCACCTCTGTGCTTGGTGACCTTTCCTCAGCGAGAAACGGATTGCCGCCCTCCAGCAACACATCCACATCACTCTCAGTCTGCATTTCGTAAGTGCCTCCCGTGTTTGCGTCTCTGATAATGGGGTATTCAGTCGCGGCATCAAACGTTTCAGGAGCAACAAAAATGCCCTTGATCACTGTGGCCCTCTCCAGGCTAGTGCGGGCAGTGGTTCTGATAATGTCGCCCACAATATGATCATCTGTAATCGTCACCTCTGGCGCTGTGTAATAGCCTGAATGAACATAGTAAATCCCATCATGTTCAATCACTGCCCCCGCCATGCATTTAACTACAGGGTCAAGCCAATCTTCTGGCTCTCCCTCTAGATCAATAAATCCGCCGGCTCTGTATTTCTTCTCTGTTCCTCCCACCTTGTTGACCACAGTGTCACAATCATTCGCAGAAGCGATTAGCGTGGCACTATCAATGCGAGAGCGAGGAATGTTCACGTAATCCTCTAGAATGTTTGCAGCGATCAACGCAGGGTTGTCAGTCCACTTCAAAGTCTGATCTCGCGGATCATAGATATTATTTTTGCCCTTGATGGTGCAGGTTAAAGTGGGAATAAACGAGGGGAAACGCGCAGGCGACTCTTTTAGTTTTGCGTAAACGTAGGCTCTGCCCCTCAGCCTATGGTTCTCACCCCAAAGCGCAGGGTCTGCCGTGTCTTCAACCGCAGCAGGCAATGCCACCTGTGTATCTGTGCCGCTGACAAATTCAAAAAATGCATAATTCTCAAAGCGCCCATCTGCGCTGTTGGTCACAGGGTCAACAGTCACTAGTTCTCCGTTAATGTAAAAATCGCCAAATTCCTCCACCTCATGCGCTGCGTAAACAACAATTAAATAAAGGAATTTATTATTCCCCTGGGCGCCGCTGCCGTTGGCGTAGGCAATCAAACCGCCCTTTCTTGATTGCCCATAGATCACCTGATGCGCCATGGAGCCTGATCGCACATTACCCGAGCGACCCGGACGGCTTTGCGCATCTGGGCGGCCCTGCAACTTCTGCCCGAGCACCTGGGCCCCAACAGCCACTGCTGCCTCAATGGCAACAGCCGCAATCGTGCCAATCACACTGGCAGCAGCTTGGGCGCCGGCAACCGCAGTAACAATGGCCGCACCTATTCCCACCGATAGCCCCTTTCTATAAATTTAGGATCAATCAACCGGAATGCCCCCGTTTCAGCGACTGTCACCACCCTGCCCTTGCGATAAATGCCCACGGTCACATGCAATTCCTTGCGCTGATTATGCCCCCGCAACAAACACACATCGCCATCTCGCCATGGGGAAGGCACTCTCACCCATCTTGCCTCGAGCATTGCTTTATCAACAATAGCGCTCATGCCGCCGTGATCCCGCAGGATGCGCAACGCTTCCTTGTCAGTAAGAGGCGACCCTAGCCAACTTCTGCCAATTTTTGCGCCGCTTGAAATCTCCACCCAATCCGCCATCCATGAGCAACAATCCCACACACCCCGCTCAAACTCGCGAGGAGGCAACAGCACATGTCTTGCCAATGCTGCGCCACTCGCCATTCGCTGTTCCGTTGTCATCTGCTCTTGAAAGTTGTTCCATTAGTTCCCCAGAACACCTCAGCGTCACTGCTCAGATAAGCGAGATGCTCAAAGCCGAGATCACCAGAAAATTCCTCTGTTTGATCCGCGTGAGAATATCGGCGGTTATTAATGCGGGCCGCCCGTGTAACCTCATGCTCAAGATTAACCCTGCACACCCCAATAGGCCCGCCACCGCTCGCACTGGTGATGGCGTAGGTTAAAACATCAATAGTGAAATAAAGAGGCTTCTCCCATACCACCGAGTCTTGATCATTCATGATCGCGATAATCCACCTTGCGCTGCGCTCCTTATAGTGTGCCGCAGTTAATGTGCCTGCTCTCATGGCTGCCGCAGGCACTCCTGCCACCTCTAAGGTTAATCCATTGGCGCGGAAATCCTCAGAGCTTTCCACAGGCGTCACAGTGCCAATGCCCCCCGTGGGGAGCCATGTCTCGCCATCGTGGGTTTTCTCGTAAGTGCCAGTCCAGTAGCGCTCTGTCCCGGTTGTAAAGTCCAACTCCAGAAACATCCCATAGCGGGCGCCGCCGGCAATGGTGTTTTTAGCCGCGATAGACAGCAATCCCATCAGAGTGCCTCCACTAAATCAACTTGAGTGCCGAAAAGCTCAATAGCATTCCTCGAAAATGTCACCGTTGGCTCTGCCAATGCAAACACGCCTCGCGCATTATCGGTGGTGATCGTAAGCCCCTCAGCGTGCGCTTTGCGCAACCGGGGCCACACTTCAATGGTGGCATTGCCGCCACCATCAGCGTCCACATCATCGAGCACTCGATAAAGTGAGTCTTCAACTTGAATGTAATCATTTTGCAGAAGCACTCCCGTGGCGCTAATTGTCCATCCCTTGGTATTGAGGGTGGTGGCTCCTGCGACATTCATGCCGGCGCTTAGTGGCGTGCCGTCTTTGCTGCCGCGCACCAGAGAACACCAAGGGTCACCCAGGCGCACCTTGTTTACACCTCCGCGCAACTTCAACAGAAACGCCTCAAGGATCGCAGCATCTGCTCGAGGTTGTCGCAGAAATTGCAACGACATACTCCAACGATCACCCCCCCAGTCTTGCGTTTCTCTTGCGAATGAATAAGGCGACGTGGCAACACCCACAGCACTTCGCGCCGTCAGAGTGCAATCAGTAAAGCAAATGCCAGCCGGCCAATCATACGTGGTTGCCACACCATAACCCTACGCTGCCCTTAAAACCCTAGCTCTCTGGCCCGGCGGCCACCTCGTTTGCCCTGGTCACGAATGGCGGCCAAGGTGCCCTCTCTGGCTGCCGCAAGAATTTGCGGGATCATCTCCTGACTCACCCCGGGCTGAATGTTCAGCGTTTGATTGACGACTGTGCCGCCCAAGCCGCCCTTAGTCAGATCTGCCACCACTTCACCAGGGTGCAAGATCGCGGGATAACCCCCAGAGCCATCCACGCCACCCGCTCGCACTCCAAACCCTGTAAACCCGCCACCCTCAAAACTGAGCAGTGAACCAAGCCCTGAGAAGATTGAGGACCAGTTAAAACCACTGCCGCCCCCTGCCGAATTAAATAGCCCCTGAAAGCCTTTTGCAATCCCACTAAACAGATCTTTAAACAAATCCATTGCAGAGCCTGCCATGGACTGAAGGGCCCCAAGAATGCCCGTGGAGCCTTGCTCGAAACTCTGAGAGATTGCGCCGGCAGTTTCATTGGCGCCGTTCGCCACCTCACCAAATGCTTCATCATACGAGTGCAGGAGCAGGTGCGCCCCCGCCTCAATATTAGTGCCCTCGAAATTCACGGGGCGCTCAGAGAGGGTGCGGATAAAACCTTCAGAGAAACTGGCAGCCGCATTTCCGCCGCTCAGATTAAAATCAATGTTTGCCCCTGGAATGACGTTTTTCGGGGCCAACAAGTCATCGAAAATGTAGCTCTCTAGCTTGGTCGCAGCAATGTCTGCCACCAGTTGCGTCAGGAACTGCCCCCAGTCATCCACATTGCCGCTCAGCGCCTGCCTAAAACCGCCACGGATCGTTTGGGTTACGTCATTCCACGCTGTCTCTGTTTGCTCAATGGCAGCCGTGAAACGCTCCACAGGCTCTGGGGCAGTGGCAGTCTCTACAGATGACTTGAATTCCTCGATGACAGGAGCAGTTGAGGCGAACGCTTCTTTAGCTTTCTGCTGCTGCGCATCGAGCTGGCGAAACAGCTCTAGATTTTGCTCATCAGTCAGAAAGGGGCCATATTCAAGATGCGAGCTTTTGAAATTCTCTGGGGCAACTCCAAACTGGATATTAGTGGCGGCCACCGCTGCCGCCTGCATCGCGGTCACCGCAGTCATTGCTGCCGCTGCGCGTTGCGCCGCGAAGGTCAGTTGATTGCCCAGATTAAACACGTCCCCCGTGGTTGCCCTCACGCTCTCGCGCAGGCTATTCCACGTCGCTTTGAGTTTGTTGGCTGCCTCGTTGGTGTGATTAGTGCCAAGAATGAAATTCTGAATGTGTTGGCGGATCGCAGCGCCGTCCTTGCCCGTCTCTTTGAACTCCCGGGCCACCTCAGCTTGCAATTCTTTCCAAGTGCGAGATGAGGCGCTGATTTGCACAATCTCATTGTCAATCTCTGCAAGCGTATCTTGCAGGTTAAACAATGGCAGACTGTCCAACTCTGAAGCAAACTGGCGCACCACCCCGAGCAACGCTTGCCCCACAAAAACGCGCAGTTGATCGCTGGCAAAGCGCAACAATGCTGTCCCCCCTTCAAGCAGCTTGGTAAATGCGGCAAACCCCATATCAACAATCTTGGCAAGCGCTTGCTGTGCACCATCTATCAGCAGCTCCCCAAGCTTGAGCTGCTCAAACTGGCCAAAAGCCTCAAATGCCGCAAGAATGGATTCTTGAGCCGCAGCGCCCCAAGATCTTGCACGATCAATGCTGAATATCTCCACCACTTGATCTCGGATCGCTCGCAATGGCGGGCCGAGCGTTTCAAACACTGGCCCCGAGATAATCCCTAGGAACTCAGCGAAACTGTTCTTAATGCGCTGGAATTCACGATTCCACAGTTTAGCATTGTCCTGGGCGGCGCCCCCGAAAAGCTCTTCTAATTCATTGGCAAACTTGGGCAGGAAATCATTCGCCAACACCTGCCCCTTTTTGAGCATGTCGCCAAGTTGCTCAGTAGTCACTCCCATTGCCCGTGCGGCAATGCTGAATGCCCCTGGCAACCGCTCCCCAAGCTGACCCCGCAATTCCTCTGCCTGGACCGTGCCCTTAGACATGATCTGCTCGATTGCCCTAAAGGCGCCTCGTGTCTCATCCATGGACAAGCCAAGGGCAGCAGAGGCAATAGAGACGCTCTCGAAAATGTCGCGGCTCTCCTCAATCGCGAAATTAGCCGGCTTGGCACTGGCAAGCAGTTTCAGGTAAGAGCGCCGCGTAGCGTTTAACGCTAAGCCATATTTCTCAGCCACCCGGGTCGCAAATTGGATCTCTTCAGCGCCTAAACCTCGCGACCCTGTAACCGCCTCGCCAATGTTCTCGAGCTGCTTCTGCGTTAATGCCAAATCGCTCAGCCCGCGAACACCAAACCCTGCGCCAATGCCCCCCACTGCAAGAGCAATGGGGCTAGTGAGTTTCTTGCGTAACCCGTCAAACTGTCGCCCTATACTCTTGGCAGCCCTGCTGAAGCTGCTCTCCATACGCTTGGCAGCGCTTGAGAAACTGCGGCCCACGTTCTCGCCAGAGCGTGAAGCGCTCTGCTCCATGCCCTTGACCGTGCGCCGCAGTGTTTCAGACGCTACCCGCAGATCACCTGCGAGCTTGGTCGCGTCTGCGCGAATCTCAAACTCTGTTTTGCGCTTAGTTGCCATAAGGTCTGTCTCTCAGCAGTTTAGCCGGTGTCAGGGGCATTTGGTTTTCACTTTTAAACAGATTCAGCACTGCGCATTCAAGCCACGCAAAGCGCAAATCTTGCCTGCGCTCTACGTTGTTGTTGGCAACCTTGAGGGCCGCCAGATCTTGCATGGTCAACTCCTCAAACTCTTCCCTTGTGATGTGGTAGAGCCTGCGGAGCTGCCAGTATAAGGCTAATTCTTCTTTCCCGGCGTTTCCCCCGAGATTGCGCACTCAATCGCTTCCCTCACCTTAAAAATGGGCAAGCCATCAATTGCGCTTTCAGCGTCTGCCAAGGTTGCGTCAGGGTTGGAACGCAGCAATCCAACCCTGACGCGCTCTAGCACTTGGTCCCACACGCCAAAAGATTCGTCATCTTCCGCCCGCTTATCAATCGCTTCAAGCTGCCGGCAGGCTTTAATGTCGTAGATTAATTCTAATTCTTTGCTCTCCGTGCTCATAATATTTCAAAGAATGTTAAGGAGTAACCAATGCGCGGGCAAGGGCCCCATCACCAGTCACCGAGACAGTTTGCTGAATGTTTCCATCCACATTGGATGGGAGCGAAACATTCGCAATAATACCCGTACCGCTGTATTCCACTTTCCCTGAAGTGGCCAAGTGAGGATAGACCTTAATGGCAATTGACTTGCCCACATCAGTAAGGTCCAAATCAGGCGAGGCACCCTCATCCGTTTCTTGCCAGAAAAAAGTAAATTCACCCGTCCACGCCTTGGAAGTCAACGTAGCCGCATCCCAACCTCCAGAAGAAGTTGAGCCGCCGTCACCGTTGGACTTCATGCACTTGGTTTGCTCCGTGTTAATGTTTGCCGAAGTTTGAAGTGTCCATTCTCGGAGGCAGGGCACTTCATTTGCTGCAACTTCGATAATCCCGTCTGCTCCTGAGATAACTTGAGTAGCCATTTTTATCAGTTGGTTAAATTAGAGTTTGGTTAAATGAGAACACATAACTCTGCGTAATGTGTCCTTCTGTGTCAGATTCTGGCGAGCGCTCGATGTTCTGCGCTGAAAGTTCCGCGTGAGTCACCGTGGCGCCAAAGTCGCCTTGCTTGCGGGCCACATAAACAGAGCGCTCCAATGCTAAAGCGTGATCAAGCAGTGTTTCCTCTACTGTGGAAGAGCTGTCTGCGATCATTACCGTGATTGTCTGCGTGCGCTGCACAAATGCCGTGGAACTAGTGGAAACCACGTCTGTTTCCATCTCATCAAGAAACACAGCGCCGCGTGGCGTTGCCTCGATGGTGCCCAGGTCTGCCTCACTGGTTGCCACCACAGCCGCAGAGAACCCACTCAGCGCCGCAACCAGAGTTTTCATGTGATCTCTAATATCTATTTGCGCGTGCGGCATTAGTCCTCTTTCAGTTGCTCTTCGCGGCCCTCAAGCCTCAAGAGTTCATCCCTGATCTCATTGGCGCGTTTCTGCCGCTCTGCTTGGCGTTGCTGATAGGCGTTTTGATCTGCTTGAGCCTGTTCCACCAAATCTGATGCTTCCGCCTTCAGTTTGGCTACTGCGTTTTCAATGTCTTCCTGCGTCATGTGTTCTGCGTTTGTTTGGGTTAAACTTCTTCTTCGACTGGGGGCGCATTCTTCGCCTCCAGATAAGCCTCGATGACTGGTACTGCCGCCATGAGTGCTCCGTAAGCCGCTGCCGCCTCTGGAACGTTCTCGATGACATCCGTCAAGTCATCGCTATAGATGCGCCCGGCGTCGCCCTCTGGCCCTTCCAAGACTTCGCCCGTTTCCGCGTTGTGATAGCGCCGATCAATGCGCAACCACCCAGGATCAACAGGGGAAGCTTTGGCGAAAACCCAGGAATGAAACCAAAGGTCAGGGAATGTTTTTTCCTCAGTCTGAGGAACCGTTTTTGGTGTTGGTGCTGGTATTGGCATGACTGTTAGGAATTAACCTGCGCTTACTTTGAGTGTCCCTGAATCGTTCCAAATCTCACCAGCGTTGGTTGGATCACTGGTGGGCAGTGCCTCCATCATAATCGCGCCGCCTTTTGGGTTTAGCGTGAGAGGCAACGCGCTCGTTCCATCACCAGCCTGTATGCCCTGGGCGTTGTTTGCGCTGTTTGCGTAACCGAGATATAGGCCGTAAGGCGTGGCGTTGTTAGAACCAAAGATCTTGACTACTGCGTCAGTGCTGGCGTCTGAGACGCTGCTCCAGGTGTTGACCGCTTCGTCGTGGGTAACGGTGAATTTGTTGGGGGCTGTGGTGCCGCCGATGTGGAAGTTGCCATCAGTGGCAACATGAAATGCAGTCAAAATGCCAACAGATACACGCAAAGGCGACGCTGTTGAGCCTCCTGGCGTAGTCCATGAATAAATTCTATTTATCCCACTTTCAGCCCCGATTACCAGCGCTGACGCTGTTGCGTCCGTTTGACTAATAGCTGCGTATGTGTTACCAGAATCACTAACATGTAACTTGCGACCAGGCGAACTCGTGCCAATACCCACGTTCCCGCTGGAGTCGATGACTAAGTGATTGCTTGCCCCATAACCCAGATTAAAAGTGCTGGTTGCCTCGTCCCATCTCAGTCGCGCAACTGTGGTGCCGCCATTGTTGTCAAAGAGCAGATCTGCGGTGGCCCCGGTGGCATTGTTGTCGCTATCTGTATTAATTGAAAACGCCGCTGCCGTGCCCGTGGTTTGCAACTGGGCCGTGATTGTCTCAATGGCAGCAATCTGGTCACCAATGGTGCCGGCGTAATTGCTCGCGCCCCTGCGGATCGCTACAGTATCCCCCGCAACAATTGCATCTTCTGTGAGTTGACTGATCTTTGTGCCGGCCATTAGATTCTTTATTCAGTTTTCCAAGATTCTGCGAGATCTTCACCAAGTGCGATAGTCTCACCGTCCACGGTGACAACGTAAGGCGTTTCTAGTTGCCACGGCTCCACGTCGGCAACCAATCCATTCGCGATCAGGAATTGCATAGTTGCCGCATGGCGGCCAGCCAGGGCAGTCCAGTTAGCGGCACCTAGAGTTTCTAATTTTGCAATCAGCTTGTCGCGATCAATGAGCGAATCAGGCGTGCCCCAGAAATCTTGGAAACCCGCAATGATCGCATCGACGAAACGAGTCATCGCTAGGTTTTCGTTGTTCAGCGCCCTCTGTGCGTCTTCCTGCGCTTCAGTTCGCTCTTGAGTTGTTACTGTGAAGATAGGCGATGCTTTCATGGTTTTGGTTATGGGTTAGGTCCCGATTGCTGGTGTTCCGGCATTATTCCAAAGAATTCCTGGGCCAGGATTGCTGGTGGGCAAGTTAGAGATATGAACTGTTCTTGCAGTCCCCGTCCCCGCTGCTTCTGCGCCAATCTCAAGCACGTTAGACGACCAACGGAAAAACGCGCGCTCGTAGTTACTCGCGTCCGTGTAGGTGTTGTAGAGGTGGTAAGCCTGGGCGTTGGTGCCGTTGCGTTGATCTAGAATATCTGCGGCACTGCTAGTAAGTTTTGCATTTCCGAATGCCCCGCCGATGCCGAGTGTCGAGACAATATTAAGGGAAGAGAGGAGCGACGCACCTCCACCATAGATCCGCACAGCATACCCGCCAGATCCGAGAACCTGGGCCGCTCCGCCTGCAGCGGTTAGGTCAATAATATTGTTACTGTAAATTCTGCCCGCTTCATTCCCAACCGCACCAATAACAGTTCCCGCCACATTAGGCACCAGCGCATTTCCTGCGCCTGCGCCCCAACCGGTGATGCCGCCGCCGGCCAAGTCGAGAATTTGAA